ATCAGATGACATAACTGAAGTGGAAGCTGAAGGAAGTGTTAATACTGAAGAACTGGAAACTACTAAGGATAAACCTTACAAAAAACCAGACTACAAAAAAAGATATGATGATTTAAAAAAACATTATGATAATAAACTTAATGAGTTTAAAACTAGAGAAGTAGAGTTATTAAATCAAGTTCAACAACCTGAATATAAAGCTCCAAAATCTGAAGAAGAACTCGAACAGTTTAAAAATGATTATCCTGATGTGTATGAAGTAGTAGAAACTGTTGCTCATCTACAAAGCGAATCTAAAGCAAAAGTTCTAGAAGAACGCCTTAGTAAACTCCAAGA